GCAGTATTAAGCTCAGCTACTGTCGAATAGGATTCTCCAAAACCGTTTGTTAAGGCCTGAATCTGAGCTAAAATATATGATCTATCTGCATCATAATTGATCTGTGGCACTTTTTCCGCCAACTGCGTAGCAACGTCTTCCTTATGTGCGGCATTCTGCTGAAGTTCTTTTAATGCTGCGTATCCTCTGTTGTTCATCCAGTTCATATAATCTGCCGGTGGCCGCTCGTCAGCTTGCCAACCAACTGTCTTCTTGCTGTTTGGTGGCTCAATCCCTGGGTTATCCCATTCAGGTAGTTTTTCTTTAAAATCTGTCACTCTAAACACCTCACCATGCAGTAATCTTTTCTTGATCCTCTACCGTGTACATTGCTCCGTACTTGCCACCGTCTCCGGTATCCGCGTCCGAAAATCCCTTAACCTTATCCGTTTGGCTGGTATCAACCGCACTAAAGGTAAAATCGCCCTGATGATAATATTGATCGCTTACCATATCCGAAAAACCATGCTCTATATCTGTTTCAACCTGATCAGATTCAGCAAATAAAAATGAGCCTTGGAACCATATGTCCATGCTCACTCCTGCTCCGGTTATGCTGTTTAGAATTTCTGCCATTCGTTCAATCGGTAAGCCCATGAGGTCTACCTTTGCTAGTTCAAACTGTGTGTAGAGGCTTGCCGGCTTACCGTCTTGTCCTTTAAGATAAACATCATTCTGATCAATCTGCAGCAAATAGGCAATGTTCTTAATCAACGTATCAAGTGTGCCGTCTGACCGATCTCGTAGCGCTTTCGACTTGATCATTACCCGGAAAGATTCATCGGACAGCCCTTCTCTTTGCTGAGAAAACATCTTACCAATCAGATCGAGCGTTGCCCCTTCCGCCTGATCAACATCACGCCAGATACCTACTGTTGCGATCGTGCTGTTTAGATCGTCAATTTCTCCCGCTACCAACTGCAACACTTTGCCGATGTTCGAATTCGGATCTTTACTATATCTATCGGTCAGTCTAGTAATCATATCTGCAATGACGCCCATCAGTTGATCACCACACTAACACTGTTGACCGTTGCTTCTGCGACTTCATTTGCATTGATCTGCAAGTTTTGACGTTCAAGTGACGACCAGTCACGGCCGACTTTTACAGTCGCATCAACAATGCCATCGATATTTCCCATTGCCTTTTCAAGTTGGAAGATGATGATATCATCGCCCATATTCAACCCAGCATAGGTCGTTCCATCGCTCGCTGTTCCACCAATAGCCTGGATGATCTGATCAATCACAGCCGTTTGCCCGTTAACCGTGTCAAAGTTGTTATCAATCGAAAGAGCAACCTCTACACAGATCGATGCAATCTGTGCCGGTGTGAAGCCGATGATGTGGGAATTTCCGGACAGATCAGTTACGGTTTGCTGAGCGGTTCCATATGGTTCGATTCCGGCCGGTGCTTTCGCAAAGATCGCGTCCACAATTGCCTGTGGATCTCCGCCCAGTGTAAAGACCTGAAACGATTTCGCAGGTTGCCCGTTTTGTTCACTTGTTGTGTTATTGACGCTTATACTTGCTGAGCGAACACCTGTCACTTCTCGGACCGCTTCAACAATCGAATCAGGAGTCGCTATCCCGTTGTTGCCGGTGCTGTTGAGTAACCGATCACGTAAATCAATATCTGCCTCCTGATCGGAACCGCCTGTTGTCGCTGCTAAATTAGTCACGGAGGCGATATTCGAATCCGGATTAGCCTGTACCGTTATTGTACCTGCAGCGACATTTGTTTCGGCACCAGTATCAGTCGATACAGCATCAACGGTACCGTTTCCACTTGCATCTAAGGTTAGATCAGCTATTGTTTCAAACATAATTCCATCAGGAGTTGCAAAAACAGCGCCCTCTTCAACGACATAGTCCGACGCCCCAGCAATCGTCAAAGTGACATAACTGGACTGAGCCGGATCACGTGAGGTGCTCATTAATGTACTCAACCTGTCCAGCTGCACGCCTTCAGACTTTGTGATAAACCCTGCATTGTAGACATCCTCAATCGCTTCCCACGCCATCGAAAGAAACCAGGCAAATAAAACAATGAGGATGCCGAGAAAACTTGTCTGCGAAACATTCACATCGTCGCCCCATAGCTCTTTTGCCTTGTTTTGCATGTCAGATACAAGATCGGCATAACTTTTTTTCTGAAAGCCGTTTTGATCAAGCATTCAATCACCTCCTAGCTCTCAACGTCAACGTTGTTTAGTTCAATGGTCTCACCATCGTCGTCAGCCTTGGTCATGGACAGCGAAACAGTCCGTGATCGGGTTGAATGATCATCGCTGAACGTAATTTCATCAACTGTTGCAATTCTCGATTCCTGCGCGACTGCTTCGACAATATTGTCATGGGCCGCATCCTGATCTGCTTGCTTTCCGAGTAAATTGTCCCGGTTCAATCCGAATTCTGTGTCCATAAAAAACTCGCCCTGCCGCGTTTTGAGTATTGACTCAACCGACTGAGCGAGTTCCTGATCTCCCTCGATCATCTGTATCTCGCCATTCTTCATGACAAGATCTCCGTTTGAATCAATCAATGGTGCCTTCATGTTTGGATCACCCCTATGATGAAACAGTCCGTCAGATCATGCGTCCGGGTAGAATCTGGATCGAACTTCTCCGATTCGTTCAACTCGTCCAGAGCACGATCGGCAAAGAGCAGCACGACAACATCACCTGCCGCTAGGTCACCGACGTGCTTGAGGACCAACGCATCTTCGATCAATGGCCATTCATCAACGTTATCATCATTGTCCACCGATAAATAAAGAGGCTCCACGTCTGCTGTGTGAGCCCCTGCATCATATTTGATAACCTTTGCCGGCGCCGAAACATAAAGACTGAGCTTAATGTTTCGAATCAACGCATCTGTAAACTTTGTTCCTTCTGACATTAGATGACATTCACCTCCGTCATGAAGTCAGTACCATCTGAGTAATGCTTCCCGCTCTTTGCTCGGTACTTTCCGCTTGCCGTTTCAGATTTGACGGTGATAATACTTGCGGTCGTAATCCGATGCTGAAGCAGGCACTTAACTGTATAACCCTTGCCATCCGTATCATCGTCAAACGGCTCTGGTGATTCGACAAGCCCTGTATCACTGTTCAACGTGCAGTGCTCATCGTCGCCTTCCTCAATTGATCGTATGACCATCTTTCCGCGGCGATAGTACATTGATGCTTTGCAATCGTTCACGACTTCCTCCAGATTATTTTCAATCAAACCGGTAACACGATAGCCCTTTTTATAAACCTTGTCATAAGGGATTGAGCATGCTGCTAACTTTACACCGAGATCTTTGCACAATCGTTTAATGATCGTCAGCCCACTCGTGCCCTTCGCAAAGGTAATGGCTTTCGTTCGTTTCTTGTGCTTGGCTTCTTTGACCGTCTTGTAACTGATGGTCGCCACATACTTTTTCAGCTTCGTGGACGTCTTAATCTTGCCCTTGACGATTTTGTTCGTTGTGACCTTGTGCGTCTTAATGACCTTAATCGGTTTAGCGAGCTTCACACGCTTTTTGATGTAATATTTCTGCGCCGGATCTGCCTGAGCCTCGGTCACCTTTTTATGGCTGAAATCCTCGCCCTCCAAAAAAGAAATAGTCGTAATCTTATCCACGCCGTCACGCTTGGTCAGAACAGTTGAAATGCGACCGCTGGCAATCACACCATAGTCACCCCGATACCCTGCCTGCACAGTACAGATGTCACCTTTATGAATACGCCCAATTGTATCCTTGGATAAATTGTAGATATCGACTGTTGAGGTATTTGGCTTGGCGTCATCGTCAAACGGGCACTCGAAATGGATTTCTAACTTGCTTCCGTCAAAGGCGGTCGAATAACCGCCGCTCACATGGATTTTGGTCACTCGGTCAAACAGTTTTGCATTAGTTGCCACTGCCATCATCTCCGTCTAAATCAAAGCCACCCGAATCGTCCTGATCGTCATCAGTAGGGCCACTATCGTCCTCACTATCATCTGGCAAGTCATCAATGCATAGAAACACGGTCACTCCAAAATTCTCCCATGTGATGCGCTGTGCCTGTCCTGACTCATCCAATGGAATAAGGTCTTCTGCCGGCATGTTCGCAATGTCGTTGATTTCATTAAATAACGGCATATTGAGTACCAGTTTTTCACCGGAAACAAGTACATTTCCGAGTGCATCATAAAGCGTAGCGGTGAAAAAGTCATAGGTTTCGTTGTATTCGATATCAATAAAAAAACTGTCGTCTCCGGAATCCCATTCAAACCGAAACGGCAGTTGTGTTTTATCGATGTCAATGTAATCATGCTTCATAGGATCACCCTCATGCGACACGAATCTTCTTTCCGATCGGTAAAGCTTTGTCTGGATACTTATTCCACGTTCTCAACTGAGACACAGACGTGCCGTACTTTCGCGAGATCCAGTAGTACGTCCAGCCTTTTTTAATTGTTTTGTACTGAGCGCTCGTCTTTTTATTAGACGTCTTTTTCTTCTTACCAACCGTTTTCTTGGCTGTTTTGGCCTTTGCCTTGGTTGCTGTCCATTTCTCTTTAACGATTCGAATAAACTGCAGTTGCGCACTGACAGCTGCGCCATTCGCAACTTCGCCGGTTCGTGTGTCGTCAATATTCGTGATGATCACGTTACGCGCAACGGTACGCCCCGTGTAACTGAGCAAAGTTCCTTTACGCATGCTATCTCTTAGGTATTGAAGCTGAGCTTTATAACTTGATCCTGAAAGAATCCAGCCATCCAAAGACAAAGTCTCGGGCTGCTGCTGAACATGGTCCGTAATGGGTTCACCTTGCTCAACTGGATAACTAGTTGCAGTAACAGAGTTGCTCAGCTTTTCGGTTTCAATATACAATTTCACTTTTCCAAGTTTCATTAGTAGGACACCCCCGGATCATATAAACCGGTTAATTCTTTGTAATGGTCATCAAGTGCTTCTTTTACAGCCTTTTTCACATTACTTGTAGTGTCTCCATCGCCTTTAACCGTCACGTGAATTTCTGGATGATATTCCATTGATCGAGATGAACGATTAACTGTGGTTCGAGACGTTTCAGGCGTATAAGATGATGATTGTGCCTGGGCATTCGCTGCATCAGGAGATTGGGATACGCCAAGTGCTTGTCCCAAACGATTGAACAATCCTAGTGATCGTTTACGCATAGATGGTTGAGTAGAAATAATGTACTCTGGCCAACTATTTTCTGCTAAAGAAGCAACCTGTGGTGTGTTGGCCACCCCGCCATTCGCATAACCTTTGTATGCTCCTCCTGCAGCCATCGACTTAATACCAGGTACATTAAATACGGATCCATAACGAGATTTGATGTAACCAATCGCCGCAATTATGTTGTCAACTGGATTTAGAATGCTGCTATAGCCTTTTTTAGCATGGGCATTAAACGTGCTTTGAATGGTCTGCATCAATCCCATAGATGGATGACCAGCCTTGGCATTACTATCCCAACCATTTACTGCTCTCGGATTTCCACCAGATTCTTTCATGGCAATCGTTTCGAGTGCGCTTGCCCAACTAGACGGAGCACCGGATATTTTTAGGGCCTGTTGAACCCACGCGTTGACCGCTTTCGATCCACCGGCCCCACTAAAACTACCGACCATTGAACTAAAGAAATTTCCAATGCCCGACTTGACCTTATTAAACATGCCTTCGACAATTCCGGAAGGAAAATCTGACAAACCTTTGGTGATCGAAAACTTATCCGCGACAAGATCCATCAGCTTGCTGGGGTCGCTCATGTAGCTCCAGACATCTACTGCAGCATTTTTTATTTTGCTGCCGACTGTCTTCGCACCATTGACGATTGTTCCAGCTGCGTTACTAATCCAACTCCCTGCACCATTCGCGAAATGTGGAAGGGAACCGAGCAATTGAGCTGTTTTTTCACCACTTAAAATCTGTGTCCCGGCAGGAAGGTTATAGAGTGTTGATGTAGCAGGACTTAACCCAACATGGCCCTGCGGTGTTCGAAACATCTCATGCTTTCCGCCATCGCCAAGTATTGAAGGACCGCCAGGAGCGCCATCTGTACCTTTAGCAAACTTTGGCGGTGTCCAGTAAGGAATTCTGAGTTTCTTCGGAGCATCAACCTTCCCTAAAATCCAGTTAATGCCTTTGCTAACACCATTAATTCCGGTTGCCAGGCCAGCCAGCAATCCATTGGCGACAGCTTTCATTCCGTCCACTGCAAGGCTCCGTGATAATCCCACTGATCAAATGCCATGAAATCTTAACAGCAGTTTTAATAACATCCCAAGTTAATTTAAACACATCGGCAATGCTGTGCCAGATGTTCCGCCATGACGCTCGTAATGCGGAGAGGGCTATTCTAATAGCCATAAAGGCAGGAATTAGCGTTACTCCAATGACCTTGATGATTGCACCGATGACTACTTTCAGAACTGTGCTCAATTGAGGCCAAATAGATCTCCACCATTTTTGAACGGTTCTTAGTCCACTAACGATTGTCGGAGCAATATAATTCCATCCACGGATGATAGATCCGGTTATCGTTAAAAAGACCGTATTAACGGTCCTCTTCATCGAATTAAAGGCGCCTTTAATCATGCCTGTTCCTGAAATAATCTTGCGAATCGTGGAATACGGCAGAATGCCAGCAAGCATTGACACGCCGATACCTGTATCGCCTTGAAAGATTTCTAGCGTGCCTTGGATAATAGTTTTTAGCTTAGCAAAAGAGCCGCGAAGCGAATCACCGGCACCCTTGAGCATTGTGAACGCTGGCTTGATAGCAGCCGCGCCGCTAACAATGCCCGTAATTTGGTTCGTCGGAAGAAGACCATCAAGTATAGACACACCTTTTCCAACATTACCGCTGAAAATTGATGTAACACCATGCCATATCCCTTTAATACGATTAGCAGCTTGTGATACAGCGTCAATCACGCCACCGAAAAGATTTTTGAAGAACGCGCTGATTGGCTTCCAGTTTTTTATGATCAGATAAGCGGCAGCGGCTACCGCGGCAATTCCAGCGACAATTAACACAATCGGCCATAGAGCTGCTGACAAAGCTGCTCCAAATCCACCAGCGGCTGTAGCAGATGCAACAAAATTAGGTGCCAATACCATTAATGAGGTTTTCAAAGCGGTTGCTCCCAAACCAAGTGCAATTGTAGCTCCTGTAGCAAGCAATAAAGCTGCTGCAAAAGAGGCAAGCACAATCAGCACCGCTTTTAACGGCCCTGGTAGTTTCGTCAGAAAATTAGCTGCGCCAGTCAATCCCTTAATAAAAAGTCCGAGTACAGGCAAGATGATATTGCCAAACGTAATACCCATCGTTTCAAGAGAGCCACGTAATTGCTCAATAGTTCCCTTGAACGTATTCATTTTTTGTCGCGCAACATCCGCGGCTTTAATCTTCGACATCGCAGTTGCCATGTCATTAACACCCTTTGCACCCTCTTTGTAAAGAATGTTGGAACCACGAATTGCATCCGATCCAAACATTGTTTCAAGCGCTGCTGACCGCTGTTCGCCATTTAATCCATGTAAATGAGTTTTTAACAATTGAGCGATACCGGCAAAACTCTTAACTTGTCCATTAGCATTAAAAAAGGCACTGTGAACCGCCCCTGTTCCTTGTGATAGTGCTGTAAACTCTTTTGTTGCCTTTACTGATCCTTCTTTGCTGTTTGTAATCTTGGCTGCAAGTTGCTCCATTTGTCGCATAAGCGTTCCGCTATCATTAGCCAGAGGCTTAACACCATGATCACGCAATACTTGCATTGCCTTACTGGTGTCGGTGGTTGTAAGTCCCAATTGTTCAAACATTGCCCATTGCGCTCTAGTTTGAGGATGCAGTCTCATCATCATGGTTTTTAATGATGTACCTGCATCTGATCCTTTCAATCCGTTCTGCGCCATCACAGCAAGTGCCGTGCTCGTCCCTTTTAGGGATGCGCCCAATCCATCCGCCACGGTTGCCGACATAGAGAGCGAATACTTCAACTCGCCGACATCCGTGGCACTAGCGTTCGCAGCACCCGACAATATATTAGCTGCTTTCGCTACTGTCATACCCTTATCGTGGAACGTATTCAAAGCCGTTGAAGCAATCTCAGCAGAATCTTTCAGACCGAGATCACCGGCAGTCGCCAAATTAAGTGATCCGGCCAATGCGCCATGCATAATCTGCGATGTCGAAACGCCGGCCTTCGCTAATTCTCCAATGGCATCGGCTGCCTCCGATGCTGAATATTTTGTCTTGATACCCTGCTGAATCGCGAGATTTTGAAGCGCTCCACTATATTTCTTAACATCAGATGGATCCATAACTGATTTTGCATTTGCCATGGATTGATTAAAATCAGCTGCGGACTTTACAGTGTAACCTACCGCTTTACCAATACCGTATCCAGCGCCAGTCAATGTCGTCCCAGCCATCATTAGGTCGCCCATATTGTGATGAATGCGTTCAGCAAGAGTGGATGTATCGTTTGACATATTGTGCATTGAATGAGTCATGCGATCCATTCCACGCGACATATTATCCATTTTAGATTGATTGTCGCCGACCACTTTATTAAGTTCTGATACTTTTGAACGTGCCGTATCCGTGCCACTCTTAAAATTGTTCATCGCCGATGTCGCGGAAGATGCGGATCCGCTTACCCCGCCCATAGCCTTATCGAGAATTTCACCCATCTTGTTCGCATTTTTCATAATGGTATCCATCAGTTCATTAATGCGTTTAAGCGGTTCAACATTACCAAGAACATTGACTTCAACACTTGTTTCGCGGAGAGCCACACTTTGTACCCCCTTTCTGTGCAATTTGCGTTAAAATTAGGTAAAAACATTGGAGGCTACGTGATATGGACTACACTCGAATTGAACTCGATAAAAGTAATCCAAGGAGAACGAGTTTTACAAAGCGTTGCAGGGATGTATTTTCGGGATTCATTCTCAGCTTTCTAGGAATCATCCTAATTGTTGGATTCTTTTGGACAATTTTAGCAGTCCCTGTCGGTATCGGGCTTTTGGCACGAGCTGGTTTCTTGTTTATCAGAAGCATGTTTATCACAGTTCCTGCCCACTGTCCTTCGTGTAACACATCTCTTGATATTGGTACCAACACCAACGCTTTTACCTGCTATCGTTGTAAAACTCGCGTTCTCGTTGACTGGGTCGATAATAAGCAAACAAAAAAGAGCGACGCTTGATCGCTCTTAATTTTTGTTTGCGTCCTTCATCTGCTTAATGGCAATATCGAGCGCAGCATTGCACTCCATCAGGTCGTCAAGCGACATCCTGCACGCTTCTTCATAAGTTAATTTCTCACTCATGATTGGTCGCCAGAAATACCATCGCTCGCGGGCTTGCTTTTTATAAACCCCTTTGCTTTTCGGGTTAGGAGTTAAGAAACGTGGCAGCTTCAGCCATTAGATCATTGAATCCATCATGTTCATCAAAATATGCCCAGTTCACTTTTGGCTGTACAATCACGTGTTCCATCAGTGCACTGTAATATTTTTCTTCGTTCATCTGACCGTTCATATCTTTGCACCGGTCACGCATTTTTACCGCTTCCCGAATACCTGGATGCTGCAGTGTGTATTCTGTTCCTTCAATTTCAACAACTTTTTGTTCACCAAATTTAGTCATAGGTTTTTTCTCCCTTTGTGTTGATTTAATATGATTAAAGACGGCCAATTCAGGCCGCCTCTTTTTGTTTCTTCTCCGTGACATTAGCCAGGTACAACCGTGTAGTCAAAGACTTTCAGATCAAATTCCCGGTCCTCAATATTATTCGAGAATTTAGCATCTGCTGGCTTTGTAACCTTTGCCTTTGTTCCACCGATCTTTTCCTTCATTTCATTGCTCGATGTCACCCAAACCGGGATCGTCGCTTTCGAATTTGCCAACTGATTCAAGTACGAGAGAGATGGAGATGTTTGTGTCAGCATCAATTTAATGGTTCCCAACGGATTATTACTGTTAGCCACACCAACATCACCTTGCGCTGACACCTTTGTAGTGAAATTATCGTTATCCTGCGAGCATTCGACAAGTGAGCCATCAGAATAACCAGTGATCACAACGCCTCCAACAGTCGTTGTGACATTCATCGCGTCATATTCATGTACCTCGTTACTCATCTATAATCATCCTCCCTTATGCGGCAATCTCGCCGGTAATTGTTGCTGTGTGGATGGCACCAGCAAGTTCAAAGTTAAAGGACAGGCCATTGTATGTTCTGCTTGCCCTGTCAGCGTCAGAAACTTCGTCACGTGTCAGCGCAGTGATTGAATAGATTGGCTGGCCGTCCTTATCAGCGGCAATAATGCCATTGGCAAATGCCTGCTGCAGTGTGTTTGTAACTTGTCCTTCTAGGACACCGATGCCGGTATTGTCGAAGGCAATCTTCTTCGCGTTCGACAGAGCAGTTTGAATTGAGTTTTCCATATTGACTTTAATCCAATCCTTGCCGTGAAGGACATCGATATATTCACCAGATCCCGTTATTCCTTCTGATGTTTGGTCAATTCCCGCTTTCGTTACATAGCAAATAGCGCCATTAGCGTGGATAGCTGTAACTTCCGAGGAATTGAAGTCTTGAGCGGTAATACCAACGAGTGTTTTGAATTTCCAAGTGATGCTACCCACTGTTTGCGATCCGCATGCACCAACAAGAGCTGCATCCGGATTTTCATCGGCAACTGGATGATAGAATACAATTGTTCGATCATATGTTTTGAAAGCTACTCGGTTTGCTTCTTCCTCAACTTTGACCACGAGAAACTTAATTCCAAGTGCTTCAATTTTTGGCGCAATGGCAATCTTATCCGTTTGTTCCGCATCCGCAAGAATGAGAAATTCCCAATCCTTATCTGCATAGGCATCAATCGCTTGAGTAAGCGTATAACCCGGAGTAGATTCACCATCCGCTGCCGGATCATAATTGGCAATATAGACTTGATCCGGACGATTACTTCCCTGTGCAAAAATGGCTGATGCCTTTTTATAAGCATTAGTTGAGTCTGCATAGTCAGTTTTTACGCTGTCCAAATCAGAATAGGCTTTAAAAACAGGACTGCCTGCTTTATTTGCCAAAATTAAAGGCCGCCCTAATCCAATTAAAGCAACCGGTTTAACCAAGTTGATATTAACTGTTACATCTTTTGCTGGCATGTGATTGCCTCCTTATTGATTTGTATTTGTTGATGTCGAAACGTGTTCAATGGTTTCAGCGTCCGTGTCCTGAACGACATTAGCAACACGAATTCGCAAGTCAAAGCCCGCATCTCGCTCCGTGTCTACCGTCAGGAAGGTGTCCCGGCTCGAAGAATCAGTCGCGCTGACAATGACAATGCCCTGGTCACTTAGCTTTTGCCGGGTTGACGTTAGCTTGAATAATGTCGACGTTTGCATAGCTAGATTCAGAGCCTGTGCATGGCCCGTCGTATGCCAAGTAAACGAAATGACAATCTCAACATGCTCAGTGAGCGAATCCGGTGACAACTCACCAGCGCCGATCGGCAAATATGGTGTAATGACTGTAAACGTACAAAAGGGATACGGAGGTTGCGTGCCTGCTCCATTAGCAACGATCACCGGATAGTTGAGTTTACTCTTGATCGCACTGATTAGCGCTGCATTGATTGTTGAATAATCAATCATGATGTTCCACCACTATTCTGCGTATCATCTGACTTGAGAACGTATAGATTGAAGTCCGCATAGTCACTGAACGGTGTTTTAGAAGTTACAGTGTACCGAACACCTTTATAATCAATCTTGCTTTGCAAAGGGATCACCATGTCCGTGTACAGATTGCGGTCATATTGCGTCAGCGCACCACCACTTTGGTAGATCAGTGATTGCGGTAATGGAACAATTGCTCCATGTCCAGGTTCCGGGTCTCCTAAACCTTCCACCCATTCACCACTGTCGTCGTAATGACCCTCTGATTTCTGCAGTAGATTAAAAGCGACATTATATTTTTCAATGAGTCTTTTAAACTTGTATAAGGTCATCTCAATCCACCTCGTAGTCCATTGCACCGATCATGTCACCGGTATTAACTAGAGGATTGCTTGATCCTTTTTGCTCCGTTGTGAACGGATGGTTTGGAGGACTGCTAATGTCCCTAGCGTACTCTTGCAGCTTGCCTTTAGCTTCCAACCCAATCATATTGAGCAAGATATTGATTGGGATTCGCGTTTGCACAAGTTCCCCGATCAACTCATCGAGCTTATCCATCACTTCATCTTCAGCGTTATCCCAACCTGAGCGGATGAAGGAACGTTCTGGAATATTGATGTACTTCGTATCAGCTCTAAGGAATAATCCTCTTGAAGCAAGATACTTCCGCATCTTGTCGGAAACTGGTATCTTACACCCGAATTCATGGATTTCAGCAAGATCTGCAATGGATATATCCGTTCCACTGTGGGTCTGTTCAGCTTTTGAGCCGACATAACCGATTTTGATCTTATGATCTTTGTCAAAAGCTTTGAGCAGATCATTTATTTTACTTTGATCTTTAATCTTCACGCCCATTAAACAAACCTCGCTTTGCGATAAGGTTTCCATAGTTCATGGACACGACCATATCGAGCAGTCGGATCATCAGAAAAGGTCTGACTCATGCCACCAATCGATTCGGAGACAACCGCAGCATCCGCTGGATTTATGGATTGATCAATTTTAATCATTAGAGCAATGCCCTTTTTGACTGGTTCTGGCATCATCGGATTCCCACCATAATCATAAAAATCTCGATGGCACCAGTCGCAAGCTTCTGCAACCGCATCATCGAGATCAATTTGCAACTTATCATCTTGGCTTTCATCCGTAATTCCTAATCGTGACTTTAGTTCATCCAAAGTCATTAATTCGTTTGGATCACTCAACGGTTATCCCTCCTCTCTTGCCTCGCTTTAGTGATGGATCTATGCCAACAATCTTGTATCGAGCGATGCAACGGCACCGGATATCGTTTGCCGCATCACCAGACATACCAGGGTACTGTGCTTGAACACCCGGAGCAAGATCAAACGGCTTAGTGACATCACGGGTTTGCCCTTCCATTGCCACGTGATTGGCTCCTGGACGATGTCGAACGCGCTCATCACCCATGTTCATCCAAGACTTCTGCATCTTCACACCTTGAAAGTTGGCGGTTTGTGCGGTCTCGTAAGAAGCCGCCTCGCGTACACGGTGTCCTTCGGTGCGTGCAATCGCGGTTGCACGATTTAGGCTCATATCGAAGGCTCCCTGTATGTCTTTCGCCATCGCAGAGTAACCTTTCTTTTCGATGAATCCTCGCTCGATCGCTTGTTTGATATCTTGGATAATCATGCGTCGATTACGCTCAAGAGCGGGTGTCAGTTTCAATCCCTCAATATCGTTTTTCTCAAGTGCAGTTAGCAATCGATCAATCTGCTTATCCGACTTCCCCTGCATAATGTGGATGATCTCGGCATCGTGACTGTTTTTCAGCTTGAAATTAAAACCGAGCACCTTCTTAACCTCGGTTTCAATCGCATTTTTCTGAGTGTCAAATGAATAAACGTAAACGGAGACGAGCAATCCAAGGATTGACAATCTATTTTCCGTCTGAAGCTTGTCCGCCTGCTGTAGGACATAGGTTTCAAGCTTCGCAATGTCATTCGTTCGTGCGACATCAGAAAAATCAAGCTGATCTTTGCCTCCTTTGACATAAATATGTGACAACCGAGAAATGAGCGCATCAAGTGACTTTCGGTATTGCTTGCCGATGTCCTTGATGATCAGGTTTTCATTCTTGGTCAGGTAATCGACAAGCTGTTTGGTTTGTTCATCCGTCATCGATTACCCCTCCCATCATTCAGCCGGTGCCTCGGTCTTTTCATCATCATTTGGCGCTTCAGGTACCCATTCACCGTTAAGCGCCTTGATCAAGGTATCTTTGTCCATCGTTTGATAGTTTTCAATCCCCTTGTCAGCAGCACGTTTCTTAAGGCCATTAACTGTTAAATCATTCAAATCAACCTCTGCTGAATCAGTAGACTCAAGAGATTCATAATCTTCCTGTTTCAGCAGTTTTTTACCATGTTCATCAGAAACGAACCATTTTTTACCGGTTCGCTTATTCTTTACCCACATGAGTAGGCCACCTTTCAATTATTTTAGTCAAGCAGGACGGGCTGCGCTCAGGACAGCAAGTGCTTCCGGGCGTACCGTTTTCGCACCGTACAGATGCAAACCTTTTACCGCATCGGCAAAACGCTTTTCCGGACGATAAGCTTCCACGCTGTTGATCTGTTCTGCATATGACCAAGCAATGTTGTGTCCTGCGATGATTTTGAAGTTGTCCAAAACACCAGAACCAGCAGCCACATGCGGCGCATTGTTCGATTTCAATACGTTGAATCCTGCAGCTTGACCAACTTGACCGTTCAGCAAGCGGATTGCTGAGTTCATATCGCCAGACTTAACGAAGCGATCGTCCTTGAGAAGCAAGCCTTCATACCACGGTGGAATGACCACGAAACGACCTGCTTCTGGAACGTCCTTTTCATCAAGAGCAGTCGAAAGATCAACAAGCAATTCGTATGCGCCTTGAATTGTCGGCGTTTCTGGAGTTGCATCCGAACCAATCGTGCTTCCTGCATCAGTGTAATGTCCAGCAATGAACTTGTCCGCAATATTTTTCAGACCTTGCGCTGCATTAGCCATTGCTTGATCCATGATCTTCGGTGTTTGCTGTGTCTTGTCGATATCGTCAACCTGAAAATTGAAGTATTTTGCTTCAGTGATCTCAAGCTGACGAGTGTCATCACTCAACGTTTCTGGGCTGCTCATATCTCCATTTTTGACATAATCACCAATAGTTGGGTCGCCAACAGAGTTGATGTTCACTTTGTCTCCTGCTGCCGAAATTTCACCTTCATAGTCTCGGTTGATGATGTTTGGCTGTCCATAAACCAGTGCCTTTTGCAACGCTTGAAGTAGTCTTGCACTCCAAATTGTAGGGATAAAATTATTGATTGCCATTTAAATCACGCTCCTGTTATTGTTTTAAAAGTTTCTGGACTTCGTCCCAATTCTTGTTGATTTCTTCAGCGGACATTTTCTTGACCGCTTCCAATGTCAGAGGCGTTCCTGATCCACCGCTTGCCGGTGGTGTTCCACCGTTCTGTTTGAACTTCTCATTGACGATCTTTTGTTCATAGGCTTTGAACGCTTCTTCCAGCTTGCTCAGGTTTCCTGTGGTCGTCTCTTCATCGTTCCCGATAAAGAAGTCCACGAGATCAGTAGGCAGCCCCTTAGTACTCGCTGCAGTCAGTGCCTTGCTCTTGAGTGTTTCTCGCGCCCGCTGCTTCTCCGAATCCTCGAACTTCTGTTTGAGTTCCCGAAGCGCTTTTTGTTCTGACGTTTCAGCCGGGTAACGCTTAGCGATTTCCTTCTCAAGAATCTCCGGCAAGGACTTTTCTTTGAATGTATTGATTCCATTCGTCACCCGCTGATCAGCGAACGAATTGAGCCATTTCTTACCGTCATCATCCTCATTAAGAAACTTCTGCACCGATTCAAGTGTCAATGAAGACCCTTGAGCGTTACCAGGATCCGGAGGTGTTGATGGATCAGCAGGTGGATCGCCTGCTCCTGCCGGGGATGTTGGCCCGGGCGGTGTTGGATTGCCTCCTTGTGGCTCTGCAAAATACTGCAGGTGAAGCGGATATCTCAATAACTGTGTTTTCATGGCTGTTTCCTCCTTGCCCTCATGCAGTTCCGAAGCCCTGCCGAGTTCAAATAGTTGTTTCTAATTGTTCTTTATGTGGCCTGCAATCAGCAAAAAGGCCATGAAAAAAGCACCTCCGAAGAGATGCTCTTAGTCTAATAATCATTTAATTACTTTAAATACTTTGACGGAATGAAAACCGTTGGATGTCCATCTGCATATGGCGCTACTTCATACTCTTGAAATTGAACTCTTAATCCATCTGATATCCAATAGTACTCATGTCCATAGATTGAAGCTTTTTGATTATCAAAGGCAAATGGATATTTACTTTTGTGCTTTTTCATATATGACTGAACATATTTATTTGCACTATGATAAGCATTTACTGATATAAAGTTTGATTTCAATGAAACATTATAACC